TACTGGATGAGATAATTTTTATGAGATAATTTAAGGGTATAGTGCAATATAAAACCAACCCCCCTACCCCCTTAGTCGAGTTGCCACAGAATTGTGTATGGTTATATAATTATATTAGTATTATATTATATATATACTATAGTATTATTAGTATTATATATATTAATACTTTATTATTATACTATTATATTATATATATATACTATTATATAGTAGTTTATAGTATATTAGTATATAACAACTATTATATTATATATACCCCCTGTAGTATAGTATATTATATATTAGTATATGTGAATATATTATTAATATCAAGTATTTATATAATATTTATATATATTACTAATAATATTATATCTGATTATAGATAATATATAGATAATAGTTGAATACATACGTACTACACTACTCAGTGCCTATATATAGGGGCGTTTTCAGCCCTAGCTAGGGTACGTATGGATGAATACTATCTCATTCATTTCAGTTGTAAGGTTCGTGTAAGGATTGGTGGTTACATTAGAGGTGTCGGTTCTGACAAGGGCTTGACGATACATTGTAAGGTTGACGTAAGGTTGACATGTATAATGTAGGACATGCACTGATACAGTGCACGAACACAAGATTCTAATTTCAATTGCTTGAATCCTCTGTAAGTTTCGTGTAAGGTTGACGTGTATAATGGAAAGCATACGAAACGAGATGTAATCGTACATCAAGTGGGTGTTGTGAAAAGACAACAAATGTTCTTTGTAAGTTTCATGTAAGCTTCGCATGTAAAATAGAGGCAAGCAAGGGAATACGTTACCCTAACAAAACGTATAGGTAAGCTTTGACTATGGCAACGCAATGTCCATACGAGTACCTTAGGCGCAAGAATCTGGAAGGATTCAGGTAGAACCTCTGACAATGGGATATGCTACCAAGAAACCCCTAGGTTTCTGACAGTGTGTTATTAGTAACGCATTGTTTCAAGCCTAGTCAGTCTTATTAACAGCAAAGGAAATCAACATGTCATACGAAAACAATCTGCGAGTTGCACTTCAACAAGCTAAAGAGGGTAAAGATATTAGCCGGGAAGCTGGCGCTGGAGTGTGGGCTAATTATGTACGGTCAACTTGCTATCCAAATACACCTGACAATGTGGAAGAGTTGGACAAGCAACACAAGCGAGTGGTTGACGAGTTGGAACAGATGAAAGAACTGTCCAAGGAAGAGAAGAATTCTCTGCGCTCAGCTAAGAGTGTCATCGGCAAAGCCATTACTAATAACGTTGACGTGTGGAAACGTGACGAGCACGGCCTCATTGCAACTGAGGAAGGCTATCCAATGCCTAAGGGTAAGAGCGAGTTGCAAGAAGCTAAGAGCGACTATGAGAAGATGGTAGCGTACATTGATGCTGCTCAAAAGAAGTACGATAGCGAGACACGGGAAGCATTCACCACTGAGCAACTGTCTGACCTGTGGTCTAAGCTTGCACTGTTGGCAGATGCAGTGTATCAAGCTAAGCAAGCACAATGAGTAAGGCACGGGGTTTCGGCCCCGTGTTATTAGTAACAATCAACGGAGAATCAACATGCGTAAAATTGAACAAGCAATGTGCCGTGCCATTGGGCAACGTAAATCATGGCGTGAAGCTAACACTGAGGTTATCTATCAGCCTGAACTGAGTACACCTGAGAGGGCATGTATCGAATACGCACGGGTATATTTACATGGCAACCATATCGGAACATTCGTGTATTCCCTAAATCGTTTCGATGTAAACATGGCAACGCTAACACAGTGGCCTACACGCACAACTAAATCACGACTGCGTGCATTAGGGGCTAAGGTATGAGAGACATATTAGAATCATTACTAGTATCAATGGTGTTACTAGTATCAATCGCTGGTTTCTTTGACATTCTTTGGAAATAACATGACAACATACAATTTTCATTCAGACCCCGGACATGGCTGGCTTGAGGTTAGCCGTGAAGAGTTAGCAATGCTGCACATTGATGACGCTATCAGTCAGTATAGTTATCAATCAGGGGATAAGGTATACCTTGAGGAAGACTGTGACGCTGCGCTATTCGTTGATGCACTAGAGAATCTGGGTGTTAAGTTTACATTCCACAGCATTACTAGTAACAACGACTCACCTATTCGTATGCTCAAACGATATAGCAAATGAGAATTTTAGCGTACGTTAAACATGAAATGAGTACAGATAAATACATTTGGCAGGTGTTTACTGTACCTGATGATACTAGTAACATCATAACCTACCTTGCATCAAGGGGTTATGCAACCGAGAAACACTATGAGTTACAACCAGCAGAACAACGACAACCAAGAACCAAGCGAACTATCGAACCAAGTGGAGGGCAGCACCTTTGCGAAGTATGGCGAAGGTCTGTCATCAAGGGTCATTGTGCTTAGCAATAATGATGAGCTTGATGAGTTTGCACATGAGCTTAGAAAAATACTAATAACAAACGATTGTAAAATGGATAGTAGTGTAGAGAATTGGCTAGACTCTGAATTCAACCGCATATATGTAACGTATGCATACCCTGACGTAACAAAGGTGAACTAATGAATATCCCCGTGAAACGTGTAACATGGCCTTTCCCTGTACGTAACGGGGAACCAACTAAACCAGAACCAGTCAACATTCCAGTGGAGGAAGCACCCTTATGAACTATCTAGACGTACAGCAATTCGACACGTACGTAGCAGCTTGTGCTAAACAGAGTGGTGTAACCGTACACTGGGACGAACCAGACAGTACACCACGCACCAACGGTAAACAGATGTGGTTACCTGCCATTACTAGTAGCACTAGTGCTGAGTGGATGACACGTATGCGTTACTTTGTTAAGCATGAAACAAGCCACGTTGTATACAGTGACTTTACATTCCTTAACAAGGTTAGTCCTAAGGGGTTGTTAGCCCTTATCAACAACTTGTTAGAAGATCATCGCATTGACTATCGCAATGATGCTGAGTACAAGGGTGACGGTGTTATTAGTAATGACTTCTGGTATCTGTATGCAGATGACATTAGCAAGCGCATTGCTAGCACAGATAAAGAGTTGCAAGAACAGCAACTGTTAACGCTACCCTTATTTGTGTGGGATGCATCACTGCGTAACTGGATTCATTCAGCAGATGACGCTAAGAACCAGATGCTTAAGGCACTAGATGCAGTGGGTAGTGAGCGTCTGAGCAAGCTAGACAAGTATGTAGAAGAGATGCTTGATGTACGTGAGAGTGGTGATGCTGAGCAAGTAATGTCCCTTGCTGAGCGTATCCTTGCAGACTTGTATGATGAAGACCCCGAGCAATACAAGGGTAAGGATGATGACGCTGGTACAGGTACAGCTAGTGGTGGTAAGGGTGCTGACGGTGAGGATGGTGAAGCTACCTCAGATGATGTAGACCGACTCATCACAGTGAGCAAGCTTATGAAAGAGATTGGGCATGAGCATAAGCCTAGCCGCACAGGTATTCACCTGATTCCCGGTAAGATGGGCAAGGGTGCATACTCTATCCCTAAGCCTAGCGATTATGTAATCTGTGGCTTTGACAAGAAGCTACCCCGTGTAGTTGGTGAGATGATTAGTAGCAGTGGTTACTTCAAGTCAACAGACGTTAACGCATACATTACTAATAACGCACGGCCTATGGCTAACCAGTTACGCATTAAGTTGCAGACACGTAGCCGTGACAGGTATGAGTATGGCAAGAAGAAGGGCAAGCTACACAATGGTAGTTTGCATCGCCTTGTAAGCGGTAATGACAAGGTTGCAGAACGGGTGTTTCGTCAGCGTGTTGTAAGCGATACCACCGATACTGCTGTGTGTTTATTAGTTGATTGCAGTGGGTCTATGTCTGGTAAGAAGTTTGATATGGCATGTGCAGGTGCTGGTACGCTAGCAGAGGCACTAAAGCCCTTGAACATTGCCTACTCTATCTATGGCTTTACCAACACGATAGAGGATGAAGAACCTATTGTATGGTTGTTCAATGAGTTTAATGAGAAGACTACACAGTCAGAACTTATTAAGCGATTCGCTACAGCTAGCGGTGGGTTATGGCAGAACAGTGATGGTGATGGTATTGCATACGCAACAGCACGACTAGCACAACGCAAGGAACATCGTAAGGTGTTACTAGTATTGTCTGATGGTAGCCCTTGTGGTAGGGAACATGCAGGTGACATTGAAGCGTACACATTGCAGACAATTCAACATGCAGAGAAGATGGGGGTAGATGTTTATGGTATTGGTATTTGTGATGATAACGTTACTCGTTTTTATAAAAAGAACGTAGTCGTTAACGACCTTAACAATCTTTCCCCGACAATTTTATCAATCATTGACAGGAGTATTTGACATGGCAACAACAGAACTGAATGATCGTGTAGCAAAAGCTATTGCCGCCCACTTGGGTAAGACCCCTAAGCCTGAGGTAGTTATGCTGTCTGACCCAATGCCAGCACCTAAAGCACCTAGCGTGTTGGAGTATGGGCATGTGTGGTTTAGTGATGTGTTTGGTTACAAGCCTAAGTTTGGTGACTTTGGTGTACGTGTACTAGACAATCCATTAGACCCTGAGATTGCACGACTCATCCCTAGCGTAGATGCAGACTATGTATTGCAGAAGGATGAAGCAGCATTACTAGTAGCGGGTATGATGGATGGTGATAAGACCCTCATCACTGGCCCTACTGGTAGCGGTAAATCATCCCTTGTCAAGTATGTGTGTGCTAAGCTTAACCGCCCATTCATTCGTATCAACATGAGTGGTGATGTAGAGAGTGCAGCATTGTTTGGTACACTGGTTGTACGTGGTGGTGCTACTGTGTGGGAGGATGGTGCTATCACTGAAGCCGCTAAGTATGGTGCTGTGTGCCTTGTTGACGAGTGGGAGCTTATGCCAGCAGAGATTGCTATGGGTATGCAGAACTTGTTAGAAGATGGTGGTTATCTCTACCTTAAGGAGAAGCCCGGTACTAGTGACGAGCGTACCATTCACCCTGACAATAATTTCCGTCTGGTGTTTGCAGGTAACACTGTAGGACAGGGTGATGTGACTGGTGCATTCTCTGGTGTAGGTGTGCAGAACACTGCTACCATTGACCGATTCACCAACACTATCCGCTTAGGCTATCTGTCTCAGAAGCATGAGGTTAACATCATTACTAGTAAGAGTAGTGTTGACAACAAGACTGCTACTGACATGGTGCGCTTTGCATCCCTTGTACGATCAGCGTATGAGCAGGGTAAGGTAGGTCTTACTATCTCGCCACGTACCCTTATCAATTGGGCACGTAAGCAGAAGCGTTATGATGTGCAGTATGCATTGCAAGTTAGCTACCTTGAGAAGTTGACACCTGACGATAGCAAGAGTGTGTCAGAGTTGTTTACTAAGGTGTTTGGCTAATGTGTCAACAGCACATATGTGCATTCGTATATGACAAGAGGGGGCGCTTGCTTTCCTCTGGTCAGAACAGCTATGTGAAGACTCATCCATTGCAAGCCAAGATAGCGGCAGAAGTGGGTGAGCCTCACAAGGTATTCCTACATGCCGAGGTATCCGCACTACTCAAGTGTGATTGGAAGAAGGCACATCGCATACTAGTAACACGGTATGGTAAGGATGGTAGGCCATTGGTGGCAAAGCCTTGTAAGGTCTGTCATCAGATCATTTCTATGACAAGCATTAAGATTGTGGAGCACACATGAAGACTACTATTGAATTTGCACGAGAAGCCGCTGGTGATGAGTGGTATTTATTTCGGGAGTTTATGCCTGAGATACACAGACTGGCAGAAATTGTCCGTGCTGACGAGAGAGCAAGGATGGCAGAGCAGCCAGCACCCGTGCAGCAGGAGCCTGTGGCGCTGAAGTGGCAACAAGCCCCCATCAAAACACAATGGGGTGATGAAATGGTGGTGGCAAGTGTCGCCATCGACAAAGACCACACGGTTGATCTGTACTGCGAGCGTGACCAAACACCAAAGGTTGATGCCATGTTTGCACAGCGCACATGGGTTGGTCTGACGGATGATGACTATCGGGAATTGCATCTTGAGATGGGGCCAACGTATTTTTACCAAGACTATGGCCGAGCCATCGAAGCCAAACTCAAGGAGAAGAACACATGACAACACATTACGGACAAGAAGCATTGTCTGTGCTTACTAATAACGCACCAGACTTTGAGACACTAGATGAAGGTGACCAAGCTAAGTACAACCATGCTGATTGTCCTAATGGTATGGATAATAGGGAGAGGTTGTACGTTAAGAACGTAGATGGTGCATTCATGTGGCATTGCCATAACTGTGGAGATAGCGGTTATTATCGACCGAAGGAGACAGTTAGAAGCATGAAGGCAAAAACATCAATTGTTGTTTCAAGGAAAACGTTTGCTGACTATGGACGCTTGACAAAAGAACTTGACTATGATAAGTTTAAAGTTGAAGGTCAGTTGTGGTTAGGTCAGTATGGCTTTAACGAAACACTGGTCAAACACTGTCGTATTGCTGAAATAGATGATGGTATTGTATTACCTATATTTAGTAATGTATTTATTCAAGGTTATCAAGTAAGACAGTATAATAAGAAACCTAAGTATCTTACATATAGTACACAACGATTTAGTTTCTTAGATTGTGTAACAGATATGAGAACTAAGCCGCTTATTGTAGTAGAAGATTTACTTAGCAGTTATAAGTTAAGAGCAGCAGGTTTTCCAACCTTGTGCTTGCTAGGCACTAAACTGGACAGTGAAGCACAGAAGGTGTTGCATATGTTTAGGACAGCACGTGTGGTATTATGGCTAGACGATGATGTAGCGGGACACTCAGCAGCTAAGAAATTGTTTGTTGATGTATCCCCCATTGTCCCCAACATCTCAGCTATATTCAATCATCAACCAAAGGAGTTATCTCTTGAGATACTTAAAGACATGGAGCTTTGAATGAGCTATGACATTGACTTACTAGTAGTTACTAGTAACAAGGACACTTACAACAGATTTAAGGAGCATGTAAAGAAGCACAACGTATCACCCATTACATTGGAAATATTCAATGTGTTAGGTGAGTATTGGGACAACTACCCAACACGTACCGAAATCAACTACCCTGAGTTTCGTACATTCTTTTCAATTGTGAAAGGTAGGAAGGTTAAAGACCCGTCAGCCTACGAGGTTGCATTCGACAACCTTAAGGATGCGTTACACAAGCCGCCGCCGATTGTTAAGGACTTGCTAGGCAAGCTAATTGAGACTGACTATGCAACACAGATTTACGATGTGTGCCTTAAGATTGGCACTGGTATGGGCGGCGACTTGGAAAGCATTGAGCCGCTACTTAATGCGTATAAGAAAGAGGTTGGTGCATCTGTAGACAAGGATGATGTGTTCGTTAAGCCATCACTAGACTACTTGTCTGGTGTGGTTGCAAGCGGTGGACTTAACTGGAGACTGAGAGAGTTGAACGTAGCACTAGGGCCAATACGTAAGGGTGACTTCATCATCATTGCGGCACGACCTGAGACAGGTAAGACAACATTCACAGCAAGTGAAGCCAGCTACATGATGGAGCAGTTACAACCCGATGAGCATGTGATTTGGATTAACAACGAGGAGGCTAGCAACAAGGTTATGATGCGTGTGATTCAAGCGTACAGCCAAGTTACTAGTAGCGAACTACTAAGTAATCCTAAGAAGCACGAAGAAGATTTCCTAGATGGTGGTGGTCAACGATTCCTTATCTTGGATGATGACTCAGGCATTAAGAGTGTTCACAAGATTGCTATGTTGTTCAAGGAGTACAAGCCGGGACTCATCATCTTTGACCAGCTTGACAAAGTACATGGTTTCAAGCAAGATAGGGAAGACCTGCGTATCGGACAGCTATACGAGTGGGCACGAGATGTGGCTAAAGAATATTGCCCCGTCATTGCCATTAGTCAAGTTGACGGTACAGGTGAGGGTGAGAAGTGGATACAGATGAACCAGCTACGAGGTAGCAAGACAGACAAGATTGGAGAGGCAGATGCCATTGTAACCATTGGCAAGAGTAACGAACCGGGAATGGACTTACAACGATTCATTCACGTACCAAAGAACAAGTTGTTCGGTGGCCCTGACACACTAGAGGCACACAGACATGGTTGCTTTGAAGTTGATATTGAACCAGCAAGGGCACGATATGTCAGTAAATGGAAAACCAAATGAAGGTGATGTGTATTTAGATAAAGAAGGTTATCTACGCATCTACTTTAAAAATGTTAGTAGAGCTTGGTATGACGTTATTATTGCACCTGATGAGAAAGGTGGTCATATGTGGATTGCCGAACCAAAACCAGAAGTGTACATGCATGATGACAACAAGTTTGTAATGAACGTAAAAGAGTTGCTAACAACAATCAGAAAGGAGTTGAAGGATGAATCTAGTAGTTGATCTTGAGACAACCATTCGTTGTCCAGTTGGTAACAGCAGTGGTAACCCTATGTGGAGAGGTAACAAGGTCATTGCTTGGGGATGTTGTGGAACAGATGGTGGCACAGCGGGATACAAGTATGACAAAGATGGGCTAGACCTTACGCCATTGCGTAACTTGTGCGACACAGCATCACTTGTCATTGGTCACAATGTTAAGTTTGATTTGTTGTACATCTATCGTGATACTAATAACACACTGCCACGTATCTGGGACACACAGCTAGCGGCCTACCTACTCAGTGGTCAACGTCATTTGTATGCATCACTGGATGAACTAACTAAGGAATATATCGGTGCACATGCACTGAAGGATGACAAGATTAAGGCCTACTGGAAGAGTGGTATGGATACACCAGACATTCCCCGTGAGGAATTGATGGACTACCTGAAGGGTGATGTAGAGAACACAGTCACAATCTTTGAGCAACAGTGGGCAGAAGCAGAAGGGTTAGACATTCTACCTTTGATGCTCACACAGATGGACGCACTACGGGCAACCATTGAGATGAACCGTAACGGTATGTGTGTTAATTGGGAATATGTACATGCACAACGTGACTTCTATGGCATTATGCTGAATACAGCACAAGCGACAGTTGCAGAAGAAGCACCTGACCTAGACACAGCTAGCCCTAAGCAACTATCCCTATATTTCTTTGGGGGTGAAGAGAAGTATAAGGAGAAGGTAGATGAGGGCTTTTATAAGAACGGCAATGTACGTACTAAGACGGTGGAGAGAATTCGCACCATTACTGGCAAGTATGCCCCTGCGGGGGAGCTAGGCAAGGGTGGCTAC